AAAGTGATTAGCTTTTTTAAATATGCGTTTCTAGTACTAGGTTTTTACCTAGTACTAGGAACATTAACAGCCTATGACTTGGACGATAACTATTCAACTCTTCTAGCTATAGGTTTAACTTCAATAGGTTCATTACTAATTTTAGTAAGTGCTATTTTATTTAGGGTAGATGAGTGATGGTAATATGGACTGATAAAATATGGGAAGATAAAAAGTTTCAAAAAGAAGCTCTTTATCATAACTTTATAACAGAGTTAGTTTTCGGTGACGAAAATCCCATGCTACTTAATGAAAGCAATCCGGAGAAAGCTCAAGAGCTATTCAAAAAGGTCGGAGAATTAGTGAAGAGAAGATATCACTATGACGTAATAATGAAGAAGCTTTTTTTAGAAGGAGCATTTGATAAATAATCAACAAGGGGGCGAGCAATCGCCCCTTTTCATTTAAGCTGCAAGCTTACATTTATATTATATGTTAGTGTTAACATATAATATAAGAACTGGTCGACCAGTTTTTAAAGAGTCCCGAAACCCGAAACCCGAAACCCGAAACCGAAAAACCAAGAGCGATACCCGAGCGTGTCCTGAACACTTTTTACTTGTAGTTTTTATTTATTAGTTGTACACTTTACTAGTCAATAACTACTAGGAAAATTAATCATGAAACAATTAAACAAAGCAATTTTATATGAAGGACCGAGTTTAATAGACGGTCAACCTATTGTAGCCATTGCTACATACTCGGACAAAAACACAAAAACCGGTTTAATGGTTCAAACATATATTTTGTGCCAGAATATCGATCCTCGAGACGCTAACAAAACTGGAGCGGATTTTTCAATCTGTGGTAAGTGTCCATTAAAAGGCATTCCAACATTAGATCCAAAAAAGAAGCTTGCCGAAAAAAGAAAGTGTTATGTTAGAATTGACCAGGGGTCGTTAATAGTTTGGAAAGCATACCAAAGAGGAAGCTATCAAAAAACTAATAACATCTCAGAATTAGGACGTGGTCGCATGGTTCGATTGGGTACATACGGAGATCCGGCAGCTGTTCCGAGTTATGTTTGGACTCAGTTATTAGAGGAAGCAATCGGGCATACAGCATACAGCCACCAAAACGACATTATCCCAATCGATAAAAAAATCTTTATGGGTTCGGCAGATAGTCTCGAGCATGCTAAAAAATTCTGGAATGATAACATAAGAACTTTTCGAGTAATTCAAAATTTAGATGAAATCCAGGAAAATGAAATACTTTGCCCAGCGTCTAAAGAAGCTGGAAGAAAATCGACATGTGCAAAATGTAAATTGTGTTCGGGTACGTCTAGCAATTCCAAAAAATCAATCGCAATAGTTCAACACTAACATAGGGGATCCTTGGAGTAGTTATTGACATTTTTACTACAAGGTCCGGCACCTGGTCAGGGAAACTTGGTCAGGTGTCAGTGTTTATATGACCATGGTTATTGTTAGTGTTATAGTTGTCCCCGATAAAAGAAAAGATGTCCCCGATCCCCGAACCCGAAAGCCCCGAACCCGAAACCCGAATTAGTGGATCGACCCGAAGACCGTCCCGAGCAACATCGACCGATTGACCACCTCCAAATAAAAATAGATCACGATCAGAGGTGCGCTTAACCAAGATAAAATTGATGCCACCTCTGCGAGAATATACAGTATTCCAAGAGATTTGATGGGGGGACAATTTAACGATATCAGTTTTTGTCACTTTTATTTCTATCCAGAAAGCTAGACCATTCCAAACTATGTGACAGTCAGGAACTCCACCACCATGTCTGTTTTCTATGCGTGTGGCGAATGCCTTAGGTGGTAGATTTTTTCTGATCGTGTTCCAAAAGTTGGCTTCTGGAGTTGACATCTTTTACCTCTGAATATTCAGCTTCAATAAATGCTTGAGGATATTGCTTACGAAGTTGAGCCAATCGAGATGCAATGTCTTCTCTTGTCATCTCATCTAACGAATGCACATTTTCTCTTCTGTCTACTGTGAGACCACCCAGAGCCGACCTTATCTTTTCTGCGTTGATGGCTGCAGAAAATTGCCCAACCTCTTCTGCCCCTTGGGACAACTCTTGAAGTCTTTTTAACTGACCAACAATAGTGACTCCAAATCGTCTTTCTCTTTCTTGTCGTAGTTCGGTGATGTATTCAACAACGTGTGGATATTTATCACCTGACAATAAAACATGAGCCGAACGATTTGCGACCTTTGGAGAATATCCAGCTTTTCGAGCACATTCGGCATTTGAGTAGATGCCTTCCACATAGTGTCGTGCAAACTCTCTCTGACGATTAGTGAGCTTTCGATCTGAGCTTTCTTCTATATCCCTAGCTATAGATTCCATATTCTCTTTATAGACTTTTGTTACACTTTTTGTAAAAACTTTTTTTTGAAAAATAGAAAAAACACCCTGATAGGCTCTAGAAGTGTAACAAACGTAACAAAAACGAGGAGAAGTGTAACATGGTTTTTTTCAACTATTGTTGGATAATATTGTTTCTTGTTACACTTGTTACACTTGTTACACTACATTTGAAAAAAAATTATTTTTTTTTTATTTTTAATCTGAGGAGTATATATAGAAAAACTGCTCAATAAGTAAATATATATAAAGCACTTGTAGAACGTGTTCAATCGTGTATACTGTCATTAGCATCAATTTACTTATATAAAGGAGAAGAAAATGCATAAATTAGTATTCAAAGGCGAAGGTCTCAGAAAATTGATTAAATGGTCAGAGGGCAGAGAAAAGAGACTCCCTTATACAGATACCATAACCAAGAAGATGGGTCTGACTTTAGTGAAGGACGATGGCATATATGTGATGGCATCGACCACAGAAACTTTCCCCAAGGAGAATGGTGAAAGAGGATCGTTTGTTGTTTATGCTGAGGGTTATGATCTTAACCAAGATGATCTATGGGAGAAGACCCATGAGGTTTCGGGCGATGACTTTGCCGAGTGGATTCCATTGCAACCAAAGATGGTATCCAACTTGAAGCATACCAAGAACCCAGAATTAATAATTAAACTTTCAGAAACTCAACTAGAAATAAGTGCATAGGAGAAGGCTTATGGAATTACGCATAATAAAATTTAAACCACTAGACGATCAATCTCGTTTGAATATGTCGCACAAAGTTGGCGATTTAGAACTTAGCTTTGAAAAACTTATCGGTACATTTGGAGAACCAAACTTTGGTAACGATGGTTATAAGACTGATGCTGAATGGGGCATTGAGTTTGATGATGGGACGATTGCTTCCATCTATAATTATAAAAATGGCAGAAACTACAATGGTCAATATGGTCTTGACGTTAAGGACATTTCTCATTGGAGCATAGGAGGTCATTCGGACAAGTCTTATAACAAGGTCATGGATGCCGTTTGTGACTATCTTTATATCTCGGCAAAATATGGAACTTGATTGCTTTTGTGTGATGCTCCTCGGGGCATCATGCATGATCAATTAACCAAAAAGGAGAAGTAAAATGAGAGCATTACTAATTGATCCAATAGAACAGAAAGTATCGGAATTTGATTACGATGGTGACAGTTCTAAAATTTATGAGTTGTTGGAGACCTCGGGTCATAGACCAAGGTTCTTTGATGTTGTGTCGATACCATTTGGTAATGACGGCATCTACATAGATGATGAGGGATTATTTGCCCCTATTCAATTTATGTGGAGTTTTAATTGGCATAATTGGAAAGAACCAATCAGACTTGTTAACAAGGCTTTAGTTATAGGTTGTGATAATAATGGCGATGCAGAGGATAGCACAAGTGGAGTTGAAATTATAAACCATATAAAGTGGGGAGCATGGGGAAAATGATTGATAGAGAGGAAATATATAACTTTTTTTTGGATCTAATGTCAGATCAAAATGGAGACTTAAACAATGCTCAATTCACATTCTTAAAAGATGAGAAGAATGAAATCATTATTAGATTTTGGATTGAAGATTCAAAGGATCAAAAAAATGATTAATTGTGAAATCTGTGGCAAGAAGACCTATGAGCGAAGTGGCAATATCCTCGATGATGGTCGCTTTGTTTGTGTCTTCTGTGAGCAAGACCTAGATCCAATAACCGAGATGCTTGAGGGGAAGACCCTCGAGCAACTCAACGAGTTGGAGAAGAGGACAAATGACTCCATCGAAGATATGGAAACTTATTTAAAAACTCTTGAGGATGAGTTGTCTGATTTAGATATAGGTTGGTCTGCGTTTCATCGGACAGTTAAAGAGAAGCTTCAAGCTAAAGATCTGATATCCGAGATCCAAGAGAAAAAAGGTAAGTTTTTAATTTGCGATTTTTGTTCAATAGAAATTAAAAATGATGGTGAAGGTTCGGCATTTTCAAATGGATCTGCTTTCAGCAATGTTGGAACTGATGATCGCATAGCTTGTGCTGATTGTTGTGGAAATATTAAAAGTAACTGAATGCATTGGTGTGATGACCCTCGGGTCATTATGCCTGTGTAGTCAATTCCGATTGCACAACCATGAGAAGGAGAAGACTTATGGGCAAAATGAAAAATTATTACGATGAACTCTGTGAGGATGCGTTGACCATGGATCGTGGTTCGTGGATCTTGAAATATGGAGTTCAGCTATTACCACACTTTGAAGAGACCAACAGAGACTGTAAACAACATTACATCTTGTCTCGGTTGGATAAACTTGTTCGAAGGAAGGAGCAAGACAATGCAAACTAGTGTAACAACTTGGGTCACGATTTTGATGATTCACTTTCCTGACCCAGAGCAATGCAACCACTACCATGAAGCGATGCATGGTGACAATGGTGAATGTTTCGAGATCACGAAGTTCATTACATATGAACCGATCCCAACCGAGCATATACCATTACCACCATCTCGCCCTGGAATTTTTGAAAAGAAGGAGGGTATATAATGCCTAATCATTGTTATCAACAGGTTCACTTACGTGGACCTAAAGATTTAATCGTTCGGCTGCATGACGAGTTGAAGTCAAATGGTCGGTTCTGTGACCATGTCATACCGATGCCGATTGAGACTTGGATCAAACCCGATGTCGATGTAACTGTGACTACTCAAAAGGGTAAGGTCGATTGTAGTAACCCAGATTGGTACGAGTGGCGATGTGATAATTGGGGAACAAAATGGGATGTCGTGAATGTCGAGATCACCGATTGTTCTTGGGGAAAGAAAAACGAATTTGAAATGGTTTTTTCAAAAGAGCCGATAGAATCATTTGCTTTTAATTGTTGGACGGCTTGGTCTCCCCCATTGCCAGTTTGGAACAGATTGCACGAACTCGGAGTTGAGATTGATGCAAGCTACCAAGACGAGGGTGGCATGTTCGAGGGTGAATATGTTAATGGTGTAGATAATTCATGGAGTCCTGAAGACGAGGAGGAAAATTATGGTTCTTAAAATAGTTGAAGTTCCTTCAGTTGTTTATGAAGTTCACGATGAGGATGGTGAAGTGTATGGCAATGAAGCTGGAAATTGTTGGGATACATATGAGGAAGCTCAAGAAGTTTTGAATCATTATTTAAACTCAAAGACATATTATATAAAGGTGAGGGCAGAGTATTCTGCCTTCATCCCTATCGAAGCTGACTCCGAGATGAATGCTCGGATATTAGCTGAACAAAAATTGTTCGATGGTATGAACGATGAATATCAACCATATGTAGATATAGAGGAGT